ATAAAAATAGGGAGATTTGTCACAAAAGACGTCTCCGTATTCTGGGTATAGTCCTGTATCGCTGTTTTCAACTGTGCGTATGTAAAAGCCATTATGTCGTTATCACCGTTACCTGGCCCACTTGTCCAAAACAATTCATCGGTTTCCAGTCTGCGCCATCTGCTACATTTGGCACTCCCACATACACCGATAGAACCATGGGCGAATTAGGCCGTGGATCTTTCAGTGCCTGTGGATCAGTCACATGGCGTCGTGGATCGAGCTGGGGTTGTTTCTTTTCCCACTCATCGGCGCCCACCAATAGCCCAGTCCATTCGAGTTTCATGTCATTGAGCTTGTACTGGAACCCGGAGCGATCCGAAATACCCAATGCAAACTTTCCTAATGCAAATTTAGTCATTAGTTAAACCTCGAATACGACAGACCGGGCTGAATAGTAAAGGACGCCCTATCACGGTCTTCCACCGCTGCCCGATCAAACTCTTCTTCATAAATGGTTTTTAACAATTGTGTACGATCCGGCGCTCGTTTAATGGACAAGTAATAAGCCAAACCGGCGGACAAACACGGGTAAAACCTAAAAGGCACCTCAAATGTATTGGTATAGGTATCTGCGTCCTGAACCCGGGTTAATCGGTTAAAAATAATAATATCAGTATTGTTATCTGGAACAGGCCATACTTTTAGCTCCGGCGTAATTAACCTGTTCAAAAAAAACTGATCGACACGTCCTGTAGTAGTTTTATTGGGAATCGTAAGGTAATCGTCTCTACTCACGCGGGGTACAGAATAATCAGTGTCATCTCGCCGTACTACCGTACTTAAAATATCAATCGTGCTTTGCACATCGGAAAAATCCACGGCTGTTGTCAGCGTAGTCGTAGCTCCGCTACTTCCACCGGTTAAGGTATCAGCGGTAGTGAAGAGTCCTACAGGAATAGTAATAGCGAATGAAGTAGCCGAGGGTAGGTTTGTTATAGAACAGGTAGCTCCGCTGACACTCCCTGTAATGGTTTCACCAACTGAAAATGCACCAGAAGCCCCTACCGTCATGGTCAAGGTTCCACCAGGATATACCCTGATTCCTGAAGCCGTCGTGATACTGGTTTGTTTAATCGTCCACTGATTTAAACCGCGATTTGCCCAATCCGCCAATAATAAATTTAACGAGCGTTTAGCTGTTTTCAGATCATAACCGGTCCTGACCTCAAGGCCACACCGTTCAAACGCTTCTTCGATGTAATCCGCGACATCTAATTCAAAATCAGTGGAATCGGACGTTGCCATTTAACTTCTCCTTCTTCCAGCTCCCCCTCCTCCACGCATACGCACAGGGGAAGTACCTTGAGGAACGCTTTGTCCCATGGCTAATCGTTTATGCTGGGGAGTAAGGGCAGGATTACGGGAACGCTTTTTGGCTGCCGCACCTCCTGCGCCCAGATGTACCGCTCGTTTACTGGAAGAACGGGATTTACTCCGACTTCCTTTATCCATGGTTCCAACAGCCGAATAAGCACGTTTTCCCATCGCTTTTTCGGTGCCTTTACTCTCATCCCGACGGGATTTAAGGCTCTGGGTTTTACGACCACGATTTCGTTCTCCCAAAGACTCATCCAGCCGTGCGTTATAACCTTGTCTTTTACGTGCCATTTTTCAATCTCCAATAATAAGCTTCACGAGTTTTATAGATATCTTCCCCATTAAATCTCTCTAGCTGTTTATCATAATACTTTGTGTCTTTAAGCCTCTGCGAAGCTTCGTGTAATTTACTTAGACGCTGCACAAAGATCATGGCATAGGGATCTCCTGTTTTAGATGTAAATTCAACATCATAAGCTGAACCATATTCCACATCATCTGGATGAATTCCCATTAACCAAATATCTTTCTCTATAAAAATCCCCTCTGCAATTGCACCGTTTAAGCCTTCTAAATAGTAATGAAATTCATCTGCTTCTTTAAACATAAGATCCACTACAATTACCACATCAAATCGGTCATCGAAAGTAGAGATAATAGTAGTAAGGTCCTGAAAACCGGGGGAATCCTTAAAACCAATCCCTACCTTCTTTTCTTCCCAGGCTGCTTTGGCATAAGGACACACAGGCATGTTAGAAAAGGCTGGGTGGGACTCCTCTAATGTTAATGAAGACCACTCCCTTATCTCTTTCAGAAACACTGCTTCCTTATTCATCTTACCCTCCTCCATTCATAAGAAGGACCACCCCTGTTAGAGCAACGGCTAACTGCACAGCAATACCCATTAAAATCGCCCAGATGCGACGATCCAACCGGTCAATCTGCATCTGTAGGTGCTTTAAATGATTTAACTTCAAATCGTTAACTGCTTCGGATAAAACGCCTACTTTCTTATCTAAATGATGAAGATCAGGCATACCACACAGCTACCTTAGTTATAAAAGACCGTAAAGGCAGTTACGTCAGTGGTGGTAAAATTCACATACGCCCCATCACTACACAAAACCCCCTCATCTGGAATATCGGGATAGTCAGCAGTGTTGGCAGTTCCCGAGGTCATAAACTGTATAACCGTCGTGCCACTAGAGGACCCGTTTTTAAAGTCCAGAACTCCTGCCGCAGCACTGTTGACAAAATAGATGCCCCGTAAACGGGTACGCCCCGCAAACACTACCTGATTGACCGTAGTTCCGGAGCCTACTGTTACTGCCCCCGCCGTAGCACCATCCACAGCTACTTGTGTGACTGTCTCAAAGAGAGCTGTAGTTGAAACCGTGGCGCTTGAACCGGGTCCTGCTATGGCTTCGGTAACTGCTGTACCGTCTGTAGCCGTGCCTGTAACCGTAAAAGTTTTGCCTGTTTCACTCGATCCACCAGAAGTAATAGTGACGTTTCGCGCAGGAACCAGCGTAGCAACACCACCGCTTTGCAAAGCGCCATTAATAGTCAAATTAACAGCACCTCCCGGTGTTTGCGTTAGACATATTCCGTTAGGATCAGCCGCCGCTAAACCACCAGGAGCGATATAGGTCGAAAAAGTATCTGAACCTGCCATAAATTACTCCTTGATTTCACCGCGTAAGACCATTGCTTTATAAGCAGCACTATTAGGCGCAGGTAATGTCGCACTTGATTTCTTTGGAGCTGCTTTTTTAGCAGCCGCTTTCTTAGCCGGAGCTTTCTTAGTTGCCACAGTAGTATCCTCCCAAGCTTCATTAATGTCAGGGGTAGAGGGGTTATCCCCTCTAAATTTCCCCTTTTTGGTTCTCGCTCGCTTTCGCGGCGCTCCCATTAATAAGTCACTCCGCGATCAACCGCAGCCATTATGTAATCAATACTCATGCTCTTAGTACCTGTAGCATCCCCTGTAACTTCAACCATTGCTGTGGTCATTAAGGCAGTAGGGACATTGGTAGTATGAGTCCCAACCAACTGCCGGTCATAATAAAACTGCACCGTATCAGTAGTTGTACCTTTAGTGGCGATAAAACCGAGGGTGACGTAAGTGTCATCAGTCAAGTTATAAGTAGTAGCAAGTTCTGTCTCTGTCTCTGTGTCGGAGGCTTCTGTAATTAACCTAGTAAGAGAAGAACCATCGTCTAGCTGAAAACCTATCCGGTTTGAAGCAGTAAAAGCATTTTCGGGATGAGTTGCAAAGTTTTCACAAAGCCCTACCCAAACATCCATTTGTCCCACGCTATCACCAGAGGTACTAGCAATAGAAAAACGGGCTTCAAAAAATAGCTTTTCTCCCGCAGTTGTAGGAAGCTGAAATATCTCATTACCCTGAATCGAAGCACCGTCATCATCAGTAGTAGCTGCCGAGGTAAGCGCAACAACACCTGTAGCTGCATCTGCTGTAATAGCAACTGTAGCACCGCTATCTTTTACCACCGTCCAGTCATTGGTAGCATCTAGAACTATACCGGTAAAATCATCGAGGAAAACCGCCTGATCAGGCCAAACCCCAACTTGCAGGTTTTCAAGCCCTTTACGGGCAGCGGAATAAAGAATTGGACCTTTAAAATGAGTAGCCATGTAAGCGTCTCCTGTCGTGGCTAGTGTCTATCTCGGGATGAGATAGTCAGGTAACCTGATCAGTATACCCAAATAAAAAAAGGGCGACAAGAATGCCGCCCTTTTCTTAATACATTGCTGTATTTATGCGCCGGGAGTACCAAATACACATCTCCAGTCAGACACGCCGAAAGAATATCTTTCTCGTGCCTTAAACCGCATATTACCAGTGTCAAAGTCCCCTTCCATCGCTGTTTTCAGCGGAGTACGGTTGAAGAGCTTGAAACCATTTGGACAGTCAGTTTTAACGAAATACGCATCTGCATCAGTGAAAAAGTGGTTAACCACTGCTCCCTCTGGAAGCATTCCCATTGATTTCATTGCGTTTATGTCGTTATCTGCTGTGCCCGGACGCAGATTAGAGTTAATAATCCTTTCCGCGATAAATTGAAGTTCTTTAGGAATCAACAATTTAGTACCACGTACCGCGATCTTCAGACCACGCTCGTCGGTAAACCCAGCGATCTGGATGAGGATTTCTTCTAAAGAAGTCTCATTCAAATCAGCAGGTGTTGCCAACAAGTTGTTCTGATTACCCGATAAGCTTGGGTGAGCTGCGGAACACAGTGCAGCCCCATCGCCTATGGGAGAACCGGTAGAAAAAGCATTGTTCATTACCGTCGCACCTTTAATCTGCTTGGTTTGAGACATTGAACGTGCTAGTGCCCGAGTGTAGCGTTTAGCAAGACTATCATAAAGATTGTCCTCTACTGCTTCCTCGGTGATGCTAAAAGCTAATGCAATGGTTTCCATTGTGTAACGTGCAGTATACGTCTCCTGCGCGTCATCAAAAGAAATAGCACTACCTTCACTCTTAACAGGGGCCGTTCCGAAACCGGACAGCATCACTTCTTCTTCAAAAGCTCTGTCAGAGCTTTCAGATTCAAAGATTTCTGCTGCTTCGTCTTCATAACGGTCATATTCCAACCCAAATAAGGCATTCAGGCCGGGTTCTAGTTCTTTCGCTAGTTGAGCGCGAGAAATAGTCATCTAGGGCCTCCTTATAAACCGGTTGAGTCAGCAGTCGTCTGTGAATCAAAGCGACGAGTGCCAGCGTTAAAGTGAGCGTTTAACCGGACTATTAAGGGAATTCCCGCTACGGTGTAATCACTATTTGCATCATCATCTACAATACCGACAATACGCAAAGGTAAAGTCGCTGTCACAGCGATATTAGCCACACTAGCTTCGGAATTGGATTTACCAGTATCGGTAGAACCGGTACGGGCAGATGTTCCCAAATCAGTGTTAGCAAAAATAGCAGCCACCGCAGTAGCTCGGTTCGTTAAAGAAGCATCCGAAGATACTTGATATAACTGGTTAGGGTTATCAGCCACATAAGCGCGGACAGGATGGTTCGTGTCCACACTTACTGCGCCAGATCCCGGCCAGTAGTCTAACCAGACAGGCTGTTTCCTTACGGAATCTTGGTACATAACACCGGTTAAAACACCCAGTGCTTGTGTCGTACCACCTGCTGTATCACCTGCATAATCTATATACCCCGAGGCAAGAGGGACAACGATTCCGCCATTGTAAATAACATTAGTGTTACCACTAGCGATTTCGTATTCAGTGACACCCGTTGAATTGGGACCACTACCCACCATACCAATAGGACGTAGACCATAGGCACTTTCTTGATTTGCCATAAGACCAATCTCCTAAGAAAAGGTCACTCTTTACGAGGACCACCAAAAGTTACACGAGATTGACGGTCAGGTTTACTGATCGTCATAGAAGAGTGACTGTTTTCTCGCATCAGATTATCATCTACAGCTTGCTGTAGATCTCTGGCTCGACCATGGTAATAAGCATTTCTTTCTTTTACCGTTTCGAGTGGTATACGAGCTAACATTAACCCTCCAACCCCAAAAACACCTTCGTATTTTCCTGATTCAACAACCGGAGCCTCGAAATCCGGATACTCCTCGGCTCGAACAAGTTCGTAGCCTTCTCGTAACCGGGCAGAAACATTTTTCGTGTCTTGAAAGCCACGTGCTTCTGCGCGAATCCATCGGTGTTTGTACCCTTCGGGTGCAGGTGGTGCGTCCAAACTAGAGGCGGGTGCCCAAGGTTTCCTCTGGGCCTTTTTTTCTCTAGTTTCCGTTGCGCGAGGAGTTTTTGCGGTGCCCTCAAACCCTTTCTTGCTTGTAGACATCTCAATTCTCCTATTTAACGTATTTCGCGTATTCTGATTCAGGCACACCTAACTTAGCCGCAATAGTTCGTTGGCTAGGTGTGAGTTTTACTTGCCGTCGATTACGTCCAGTTCGTGAGCGGGAAGCTCCAGCAACCGTTTGAGCGCCACGTCTTGCTGTCCCGTTTGTTTTAGTAGCGGGTTCCGAACCCGAAAATTTATCCGGAAACATGTCCCGAATGCGGAGATCAATTTCATCATAATACTCATCGCTCGTAGGGTCAAATCCTTCTTCCTCTACCAAGACCTCATGGATAGCTCTTGCCGCTCCCGTCATTGCTACATCCCGGTCCGGAGTTTGAGCCATGGAAAACCATTTATTCTTACGTGCCCACTCTTCCGCACGTGGGTCACGTTGAATTTGCTGTTGCTGTTGGGGCGCTTGTTGTTGCTGTTGAGCAGCTTTTTGCTGTTGTGCCCTGGCATCAGAAACACGCTTGGCTTCTTCAAGTTTGGATTTCTGGACTTGGATTTCAGTTAACCGACTCTGGGCAGCTACCGTAGCGTCCGGGTCAGCACTGCGAACTGCTTGTTTAAGATCATCCTGCGCCGCCTTTTCTTCAGCAGCAATTCGGCCAGAATATTCGGACATGTAGCCATGATCCACCTGCTTTAAACGAGTCTTGATTTTTTCTGATTCCGCCTGAACTTGTTGGGCATAACCAATGGCTTCCTGCTCGTTCCGTTCCGCTTCACGCATTTTTTTAGTAAGACGGTTGATGCGTTTTTGTACCGATTCGGAATATTGTTCCACCTCCTCGTCACTGTCGCCCTCTTCTACGGATCCACTGGCAACTTGTTCTTCCTCTTGAACATCGTCTTCCCCGGCAGTTACAACCTTCTCTTCATATTCATCAAATTCCAAGTCTACCTGCCCATCATCCACTACGTGTGTTTGTTTATTCGATTTCGCCATTGCAGTCTCCGTTAATAACTGAGTATATCGTCAGGATTTTTGATAGTAGCCAATACTTCATCGTCGTTAAGAATACGAACTTCTCCCCCTTCTATACGAAACCGGGAACCGGCATAACGGGGGAATATCACCCACTCCTTCTCATTGCACCAAGGACCATCTGGGAATTTATCCGTATCGGCATAGCATAAGGGACCCTGTTTCAACACATAGCCCACCACTGTCTGGACCTGATCTTCGTCTAACTGTTGTTCGGTCAAGAGAATGCCACCAGAAGTTCTGCCCTTACCCCTGTAGGGAAGGACAAGTATCCTCCAACCCGTGGGTTGTGGCATACGTTCTAGTAAAGTGGGGTTGATGGAAGCAGGGTCAAGAACCCTTTCCTCGGGGTCTACATAAGCATCGTTTATCGAAGTTTCTGTGGATACGTCAGTCATCAAATAGCTCCTGTTTGTCTATCAGGCCCGAGAGTTCCTGTTCTATGTAAGATAAAGCACTAATTTCGCCCATGAGTTTTTGATACTCTTCCATGGACTTAATGCCGTTGTTTCCTAAAATGTCTAATGCGCTGTTTCGTCTATCCTTAATTGTTTTTTGAATAAATTGAATTACATCAATTTCATCCATTCGCATATTCCCTCATGTAGTTAGATATAATCGTAGCTAATCTTATACTATTTTTTTTCTGTTCTCTAGATGAGCAAGTCTAATTAGGTCTTTGTTTTGGCCCAGATATTCAACAGCGTGGTGATGCTTTAAAAGCTCTTCGCACAGCCATTTGTCATAGACTTTAAAATCGCCTAAATAACGACCATATTTTCCCGCGTCTTTGTAAGTGCGTAACGTGACTAGAGTGCCTACGGGCATGAACTCTTCAACAAACTTTTTAGCTAAAAGACCGTATTTTTTTTCTTCTTTGTCTCTTGTACGCGATTCGGGAGTGTCAATTCCATACAAACGAATACGGCCACGCTTACCAGAAACGTGAGTATCCCAACCAAGGTCAACGCTA